CGCTTCTCAAGGGCGAGTGGGAGAACGAGTGTGTTCTTACCAGCGAGAGTGAGGGCGAGACCATTGTCCTCCTTCTGGAGTTCAAGGGCGAGTCGTCCTGTCTCGAAGTTATCGTGCGTGAGCGCGATACCTGTGGAGCTTGCATTTGACTGCGTGCTACCACCGACAGTAGTTGTCGGGTGAATGGTGGAGAAAAGCGGCTTGCCATCTCCGTACCATGTCATGTCCCAACCGTTAACCGTTACCGTTGTTGCGAAACCACCGTTGAAGAGCTGCATAGCCGCTTCATCAACAGAGTAGTTTGCGGAGCGAGAGAGGTCTTTCATCTCGTCAAGCTCTGCTTCAAAGTCTCGGTCTTCAATCTGGTTCTTCGTCACTTCTACCGAACCACCGTAGTTGTTGTACACAACCTGGGTGGTGTAGGTGCGGTCACGAGCAATTGTCGGAACATCGTCACCATCGGAGAACTTACGAAGCTTCCCGAACCCTGTCTTACCTGTGTAATTCTTCTGTGCGCCTTCGCCCGTTGTTACGTTGAGAACAGAGTTAACACCTGGAGTGTAGAGGTCGTCTCCCTGGTCAAAGACCTCGGAGATACGAAGCCCTGTATCCGGTATCAGGTCTGTCCATTTTGCTCTAGATTCAGCCATGATGATTAGGTGTTAAATACTTGTGACTCAAATACGTGCACAACAGCCTGGGCTGTGTTTGCTGGGTCAACTCCCCAAGTTGCGTACTGTGCAGTTGTAGTTGCAGCAGTAGACTCATCGAGAGTATCCTCATCAGCGAGGTCCATACGGTATCCTGCAAGGTTTGACCCAGTGGTCGTACCAATTGCTGCATCCACTTCCGCCGAATAGAGCGTGAACTGAGATACGTCAATCTCGGCTGCCACCTTCGCTACAGTCTGGTTGTCAGAAGCTGTGGTGAAAGCTCCCATGAAGGAACCAATACCAGCACCTGCTGCACCAGAAGTGTTGAGGCCAACGCCGTACTGCGTGACAATACCGTTGATGTGACCGAGCACAGAAGCACCTGTAGTACCGAGAGCGACAAATCCCGAAGCATACTTCACTGAGTCCATTACGGTTGCAGTGATGCTGTTTGCGAGAATATCCTTTCGGAGCACAGGGCCACCGTAAGGAACCAAGCTACCAATTACGCTAAAAGCCATAATTTGTGTTGCTTAATTCAAGTTTATTAATTAAACGAGGTATTGTAGGAGAGACGCGACGTAATCTGGCCGCTTTGCCTTAATCTTCAGATAACGGTCCTTGTCCCCGCCAAAGCTTTGCTCAACAATCTTCATCTCTTTCGAGGTAAGTTGTGTAGTTACTGCTTCGCGTGGACCGGCGTTACCACCACCGTTAGGTGGAAGTGGATTAGGGTCAGTGCCATCCTCACTAGTAGGTGCCTGTATCCCAACCACGAGACTTCGAGCCTTTTCAAACTTGGTCATGAAATCCGCTTCAGTTACAAGACCTCCCAGGTTGAAGTCGTTGAGTTCTCTTTCGAGTGCCGCGAGACGGAGGCCGCCTTCGTCATTCTCTGGATGAAACTCTTTATACTTCGCCTGGAAAGCTGCCATCGCTGACTTCTTGTTTGCCTTCGCTGATTCCAAATCCTTATCCGCAAGAATCTTTCGTACTGCCTCGGAAGTAATCTCCATAACCTTCTCTGGGTTTAACCCCTCGGTTGGCTCTGGTTCTGTCCGGGCTGCAAGCTTAGTTCGCAGTTCCTCGGCTTCCGCTTCGGTAATCTGCTTCTTTTCCCTAAGTTCTTGAATCTCTGCTACGAGGTTGACCTTGCTTTGTGTAGCATCAGCCAACTTCTCTACAATTTCGTTGTACTGCTCTTTCGAGACAGTTGTGTCGTCGTCCATGTATTCTATTTTTTTTAACTTTCCCTTTTTAAAGCACGTCCCTTGTTAACCCGGTTGAGTCCGGTGCAGGTAGAGTCCTGCTAAGTTAAGACCGAGAACAACATGCGGCTGCGGTTAAGCGAGCCTGTCCAGGGAAGAGGCAACGACACACCTCCGCCCTAGACACACTCTCCTAACTATGTTATGATTATACCACAAAATAGGTGATTATACAATAAGTTAACCGTAAGTCACGCCCTCCACCTTTGTCTGAGGCTTAGGGTCGTCACCTGCACGCATGATTCGTCCCTTCAGGTACATGGTGCGGACGAACGAGCCACGAATCATCATCTGCTCGTGAGGGGTTGCTGCACCGAAGTAACGGTCCTTGTCCTTTGCGGCAAGCTCGCGCAGGTACGCAACAAGCCCATCTGTGCCCTTGAGGTCGGCAAAGATTTTCTTCTCGTACTCAGAGTCAAGTTCATCTAGCACACCAAGCTTCGACGCTAGTGCGAAGGAGAGTTCATCCTCTGTGTACTTCTCTAATTCTTTTTGTCGTTCGTTCATTATCCTTGCATTTGACTCATAAGCTGTGCCATACCCGCGTCTACACCTCCGCCGCCAGCACCACGTACCATGTTAGAACCCTCGTTGGTTGTAGGCTCGGTTGGCATACCCCTGTCTGCCTCAGGGTTTCCTTGCTGTGGTGGTGGGGGATTGATTACTTCTGGCTTGAGAATCTTGGTTGGGTCGTCCCCCATCTTCTCTGCTGTAGCTGCTGCAAGTTCTGCAACATCCACGAGCTGAGGGAAGAAGGACATGTAGACACGCACCTTCTCAAGCTGTAGAGCCTGCTCGATTTCCTTGGATGCCTCCTTCTTAGGATTAGTGACCATCTCAACATCGAACATAAAGTTACGGATGTACTCGCCAGGAAGTGCGACAATCTCAGTCTTGGTGCCAGACTCTGCCTGGTTGATGATTGAGCGAGCCTCAAGTTCCTTCTTGGTAGGCTGGTCGCTCTTGTTGGCGTAGAACTCGATAACCTTGGTTCCTCGCTTACCGCCCGTGAGGACAGCTCCGTCAAGCTTGAATGTGTTGAACACCTTTCCAAACTTCTGAGGTCCAGTCTCAGATAGGACGCGTCGAATCATCGGGGACTTAGGGTCGGTCCAGAACTGGAGAATGTTTGCTCCCTTGAGCATCGCTTTGCGCTTCAGGCCGTGATTAACCATGCGTCCGAAGATACCGAGTACTGCTGTAACTCCTTCTGCTGCGGTGCGAATCTCCTGTGCTGTAGTGCGACCACCAACACCTGCCGTACCAGACGATACGGAGTCGAGAGACGACTGCTCCATAATCTTGCGTGTGTACTCAAGAATGTACTGGTGCCAACCTGACGGAGTGCCGAGGTCCAGCTTCTGGAACGCCTGGCTAATAGGGAGACCCTGTGTGTCGATTGGAGTACGACGACCCGGACGTAGGTAGTCTTCCTCAATTGAGTCAAACCCGTTGGTGAGAAGGGGAGGGAATATAGTTAGGAAGCTCTGGTCGAGGAGCATGTTCGTGAGCACATTGAGAACGTCCTGCATCGACTTGAGTCGGTCAGGTAGGGACTTTCCATAGAAGAAGTCTCCAAAGAAGTCGAACTTAATCTCCCAGAAAGGAAGCTCTTTGTGGTTGAATGGAAGAGGACTAATGCACTCCTTCTCATCCTTGTCCTTGATTGGGTTGAGCCATACACCGTTCGCCATGATGACGAACTGGTCATTGTCCTTGTCATAGAACTGAATCAGCTCTACCTCTCCCTCTTGCACCGTGTCGGACATGTAGTCCAGGTAGTACGGACATTCCTCGTCCTGTGCGTGACGACGCTTTGGCTGCACGAACTTGTGCTTGTCGTACATGTTCCAGTCCTGTAGGAACGAAGCGTATGGAAGTACGAACCGCCTAAAGCAGTACGGCATCTTGCTGATTGTGCGAATACCAACAGACGAAGGATAGAACTCTTCGAGCGGTACGATAGAGCCGGGAAGACGTGTAGTAATCTCTGTATCTTCAGTAACGGTTATTTTGTCGCCAGTACCTTTAACATTGCGAAGCTTGCGCTCCTTTCGGACTACACCCTCGTATCCAATAGCAGTTCCCTTGACGATAGCCTCAAGAAGCATATGGAGCATGAACTCGTCGTATTCCTCCATCTCTTCTGCGTACTCGTATAGGTTTGTGAGTAGTACACCCTTACGAACGTCCTCATCCCCGCGTCCTTTGAAGGAAGCGATAGGTAGTACTGAGTTAACCTTTCCAAGAACAGCGAGAACTTTGGTGCGTGTGAATGGGTCGTGGATTCGTGCCTGCCAATCCTCTATATACTCACGCTCGTCATAGTTCGTATTAAAACGACGAACTGAGTCGTCGATGTAGTCGATGAGGTTAATCCCATCAAAATATTCAAAATTACGATTGCGGTCATCGGCAGAACGACGAAAACGAGTGTAAACGTCACTCACCAGAGACAGCTCAACAGCAGATGGTAGAAACATCCGCTGCTCATCTGTAATTTCAAACGCCGCTACAATCTTGGTATCTGACATCCGGGTTGATTTGTGTTATTATACCATTTATTTGACAACATTACAATAAGCATGTGTGGTATTACTTAACCACTACGGTCTGATACCGCTTCGTTGCCATCTCGTTAAACTCTTTATCGTGGCGCATCATGTACACACGAGTGCGGATGCGGTCCAAAGAATCCCAGTAGCCCTCAACGTAGTTCTTAATCTTGCGTGTGAGTTCTGCGCGGTCCTCGTACTCCTCGTAGTATTTCTGGTCTACAAAGCGAATGTCGTTCTCATAGATGTCATGCCCGAACTGAGGCATCTCCTTGTAGATTTCATGAATATACGCACGCTGGTAGTAGATACGGTAGAAGCCGTACTTAATGCGCTTAATGCGAATGTGTGGACTTATTGCTTCACAATCCTTAACAAGTCGTCTAAACCAGATTGAACCTTCTTTCATATATGTGTCGTTAATAACCCATTGCTCTACGCCCACCTGAACGTCCTACTGGGTCAGGCTTCTTTTCAAATTTGTCGTATGGCTTAGCACGGTTCATCTTGAACTCTTTGATTCCTAGTGCGAGATACTCCATTGCAGAACGGTAGTGTGATGTCCAATCGTGCTTTGGCTTGATAGAACGCACCTCCTGTTGGCCTTCGCTACGAACCTTTGGGTATGCAGCCTGTGTCATGCACTGGTTGAAATATTCGGTACGTTCGTTCTTGTTGATGAAAATGCCGTCGCGGGTAAGAAGCTTCACTGCTGTCTTCCGCTTCTGAAACTCTTTCCACTCATCCTTGAAGTTAACGGTAATGCCGTTCTGCTTGAGCACATCCAGAACAGAGGTATTGGTCACAGCGGATATAAAGCGGCCAGCCGGGTCCCCGAAGTGGGTTCCTCGCTTCCAGTACTTATGCTCCTGAATAACCTGTAAGTCTTTAGGGGAATAGGAGTATCCGTCTGAAGGCATAACCCCTGTAACAAACGGGACGTAGTAGTCGATAGTTTTACCGGAGCTACGATACGTGTCGATAATGCGTAGACCGTTTCTCCCAGGCTGTGCCCATATGATTGCCGTATCATCAGTATTTCCGAAGTCCCAACCAACATAGAGGGGAAGTCCCTCATCATATTCAAATATTCCTTCCTCAACGTGTGGCTCGCCCCATTCTCCGTACACACGTCCTTCTTGGGACTTGTTGTAGGAGATGTCGAGTTCCTGTGCCACTTCCTCCTCAGTACGACGTGTCTTCTCGAATTCGTACCACTTCTCATCCTTGAGGGGGTGTAGGCTCCAGTGAATACGCAAAACAGAGATTCCTGTCTCACGAAGCTTCGCATAGAAGTTGTATCCCTTTGGAGTAGAGTTAGCGATACGGCATGACGTAACGTCTCCACAGGATTCCCACGCATCCTTTGCGTAGTCCCATGAACCAAGCTCGTCGAATAGCACAGCAGTCTTACGGCTACCGCGTCCGAAGTCAGGGTTCATCGTGTCGCCCGAAATGAGGTTTCCGTTAGCGGGATTCGATAGGCGCATCTGCGTGCGGTCCTTTTTCATATTGAACCCCTTAGGAAGAATCCACTTAGGTAGACCCTCAACAGCGTAATCAAGTCGTCCGAATATGGAGTCCTTGGTTCTGTTGTCTACAAGTGCCTCCTTATACGAACCAACCAGGAAGTTGATACCGTCACGGAAAAGCCAGTACCAAATAGGAAGCCAAACAAAGAGAACCTCAGTGGCACCCATGTCGCGTGATTTCTCCAATAGGCCGTCGTGCCCGTTGTCGATAGCGTCAATCATCCAGCGGATAATGTCCTTCTGGTAATCGAAGAGTATAAAAGGAAGATGGTTCGGATTTGCTTGTGGGCGAGGGTCGAATGTCCAACCAAAGTTCTCAATAAAGAAAATTGCCCCCTCAGCAGGATTATCAGGTCTTGCACAGAGATTCCAGGTAATGCCACGAGCCTCCGGCTTCTTTAAGCAGGCATCATTAATCTGAAGTCTACGAACAAGCTTTTCCTGATATGGACCAGACCTCTGGTATTCCTTGAAAAGAGCAACACGTCGTTCAGCTTCTTTAAGTATTTCTTGTTCCTCTAACTGCATTAAGGTTTAGGTTTTGGTGTGTGGCGTTCCATTTGGTCCACACGTATCTGACAAAGAGCTTTCGTTTTATATAATTTTGGGAACCAGCGGCCTTCTTTCATGCGTATACGCCATCCGCCGTTAACTTTTATGCAATCCATCATTATTCAGTGCGGATTATTTCGTCTTTTCGGTATTCTTTGATACGGAGGAGGGTGAGAGCTGCATAATCAAGGTCTTCCATAGAAAGTTCACCTGTTTCAACACGTCCCTGTACTTCGTTTAGTATCGAATTGATGATTCGGTCCTCTTTATCCATAGCTATCCGTGTTTTTCAGCCTGAGTAATCTCTCTAGACCGCAAAACGGCCTGAAGAGCCTCCTCTGGTGTTAAATTGCTATCAATGCGTCCCATAAGAGCTACGTGTTCTGTAGCTTGTCCCTGAATAATCTGGGACTTATCGAACATGATTCCGAAAATTTTGCCCAAATTTACTAAAGACTCTTGCTGAAGGGCTTTCGGGTGCGCTTCAAGGTATTCAAGCTTCTTGGCAATGAGTCTTCCTGCAACATCCCGCCCAGAAAGAGTAAGATTCTTAATATCTGTAGCTACTATAGGATTAGCCGTAACCTTTTCAGGCGAAGCCTCCGATTTTATAGCAATTTTGCGATTTGATACGGCATCAGTAACAAGGTCCACGACCTCTTGCTGTACGGCATACTTCTCAGGCTCATTAGCAACCTGTCTATAAATCGCATAAACCTTGTTTCTAACAGCAGTACTGTCCTTATAGTGCTTATCAAAACCAAACTCTAGACCAACGTCATAGAGAGTAGAGGAAGCTAAACGCTTAAAAATAGCTGCTTTCTTGTCATCGCTAAGCTTCATTCCTTCTAGTGTCCTTAGTGCAATCTATTCTGATACTATTGAAGTACCTGAAGCCGTCGGTTAAATCCAGTGCCCGATGTACTGCGTCCAAAATAATTTTATGTTTTTCATCCAGAGTCTCCTGAGGGATTTGTCTTGCTAGTAGACTGTAGTCAAATGTTGTCGTACTGAGTTTTGCTGCTGCCATTGTGTTTGAAATTACGAATCCGCGCGGGTATTGAGCATATTATACCACTTTTTTGACGATATTACAATAATCATGTAATATAAAACAAATATATATAATAAAAAAGACGACACATTGTGCCGCCGGGACTGGGGGGAATATTAAACTGGGGGTTTATTGGAAGACCGAGCCGTAGACAATCATACCCAGGAAGAGAGCAAAGAAGAGAAAGGGAACAGCAAAACCAAGAACAGCTCCTACAATACGGGCAGATTTGGATTGTCCATGAAAATAGATGTGCTTCATTGGGGGCAGTATACCATAGATGTATCACAATAGGAGTTTTCTATATATGAAATTTGCGTGGGGGGTAGATATATTTTATTCCAAGTGTCGGGCCCCGTACCCCCTGGCCTCGGCCATTGCATTTTAGCCTATAACACACTTCTTGACACCTGTCTAGCATTGTTCTCTATCTATAATTAGAGCCTTATATGGTGGGGGTAAGAGTCGTACAATCAACATTGTGCGAAGCTACTAATACGGCCTAGATACTGGGTATATTGGGTGTGTATGTATATAGGCCCTTGTATGGCGTACCAGTGGAGGGGTAAATGGACTGGATACAATGTACCACTATGATATCTAAGGGGCCTTATACGCCAATTTTAAGCCTCGTTTTTAGCAAAACCCCCCGTACAGGTGCTATAAAACCGCCTTGCTCGCGCTTTGATTATATACCTATAGGATACCTAGAGCGTACCTATGTACGGTATCTGGGTGCGTGTGTACTCTAGGACTAGCCAGGGATAAGGCTGTAAATGCTACATATACCCACACTGCTAGAGGTGTGCTAACGCCTATATACGTTAGTATCCCTATGTGTAGTATCTACGGAGCAATAGCTACGGGGGCCGAAATCAGCCAAGATTCTGAGGCTATGGATAGCTATTGACTGTCCTGTACATGGGTGTACTATAAGAGGGTATGAAATACCTTGCATATATGGGTGCTAGCTCGTTAGTAGTTGTTCTGTACAACATACCTATGGGTGTGGCGTAATGCTATACCCTATAGACCTGTTGTAAACGGGGGCGCGATTCGCTAAGATTACTAGGCCGTCAATGGTAAAGCGGGGCCGCAACCACGCTAAGAGTGATAACTCACTTAGGAAATAGAGCCTCCACCTGATATGTGGGGGCCTTTTCCTTTTCTATTTCTTTTTATATACATGTACTGATTGTGTGGCCTAATTGCTTGACACATGTATTGTTGCGTATGGTATAATTAGACCTTTTATTCCTGTTTTTGTCCATTGTCTACGGTTGCACCTTTTGCGCTCTTTATTGCTAGCATTATTTACATGGTGTGTTAATCTATCGTGTATATGGCCACACCAATTAAAGACACAAAATTGACAGAGGAAGAACTGCTACGCAAATACTTTGAACGTCTGACACAGCTAGGGGATGATATGGTAGAGGAAGGGGAACGAGGTGGATTGAACCCCTTGCGTATAAGGAAGATTATAAAGAAGATGTACAAGCTACTAGCGTAAGGAGTCGCACACGGCTTGATATTGACAATCTAGAGAAATGGCCCGCAATTATATGCGGGCTTTTTCCTTTACATTCTTTAGATTTATGGTTATCCCCACACCATAAATAGTACTCTAAAAAGGGCTTGCTTTTTATACCCCTATAATATAGACTGTATTTATTAACCAATAAAAGACCGTCAAAATCATGAACAAGATTGAGAAAGCGGGATATGGACTAGTTAGAGAGGCGCGTATGAGTATGGTACATGAGGTGCTAAAGCTCTCAGGCGTGGCCCTAGCTTGTTTACTCCTTATGGTAATCCTGATAATCATATGATAACAGGAACCATTAAGTTTGAACCGGTGTATCAGACGTATCGCTGTGAAGTGCGCACACCAAAAGTTATAGCCTCATGTGTGGGACAGGATAGAGCAGAGGCTATGTGCAAGGCATTAGAGGCATTGAAGCTACCAGTTAAATAATGGCTATGGCTATCACAAAGACTGCAATCATAAACGGTAAGAAGTACACGGTTGAACATGTGTTCAACATGGTAAGCAACTGGCATTTTACCGACAAAGACGGGAATGTATACTTGGTAGACGGGGAGGACCTTGCAGAGTGGTTTGACGAAAACCGCAACGAGGGGGAGGTTGATAGCGTTTACCAGGGTAACTATGAGGAGTCCTAGTATATCCGTTGGGAGGCTTTACGGCCTTCCTATCGGGCATATTAGGCCCTGTTATCAAAAGCTAATAAAGCATATAATTGCTAAACAAGCGCATGAACACAAAGAAAGGTGTAGTACATGGCGGTATTAAGTTTAGGCTTGAACCAATACATGCGGGGGAGCATATATCCGCATGTGAAGAACTGTTTACGTCTAGGGAGGCAATACGTGAAAGGCTTGCGGACTTTCATTCTATTGATTGGGATGATAGTCAGATTGAGGCAACTGATATAAATAAACAACCACTTGAAGAACTGCTACAGCATGGACAGTGGAAAATAAAGGAGGTTGCATACTCATGCCCTCTATGTATTGACGGGGATGTTGAACATAAAGAGCACGGCAAGACACACATATACATGTGCGACACATGCCCGTATGTAGCATTTGAGTATCATCTAACGCCAAACGTAGTAGACCTTGCCAGTTATCTATCCAACAATTAACCATGAAAACTAATAAAGTCAAGTTAGAGTGGACAGGCTACGCAACAGATAGCGATATTGAGTACTACCTTCAGAATCTAAACAGCGACCTGGAGGAAGGTCAGGAAGCTTACACGTTTGACCAAGCTTCAGAGAGAATCAGCGAAGATACACACTACTGGGGTTGGGAGTGGGAGGGCTTCACAGAGAGCCTCACCGAGCTAATGGGTGGGCGTGAGTATTGGGAAGATAATGCCACGGGCATGGGTTGGCAGAATAGAGGAGGCTCTAAAGTCTTTGAGGCTAGCAATGGTGAAGAGCTATTGCGGGAAATATCACCTGATACTGATTGCTCTTATGTGATTGAAGCCTACTACAATGGTTTTAAGATTCGCATAGGACACCACGACGCACCTATGGGGGAACTGCATATAGTGCGACCATTAACAGAGGATGTATATCAGGAGCTATATGGAAACTAAGACACTAACCAAGAAAGAGAAGATTAAGAGTCTTCAGAGTGCAGTAAAGGTATCGAAGCGTGAAGACGGTACAGAGTACACCCACTTCAGTGCAGACGCACCAGAGGAACTTAAAGATTTATTCCTTGAACACTACACGGTGCGGGACTTGGACTACAAGATATTCAGCAGAGCATGCGACCTTGTTGGCGAGATTATAGGATACACCTACGAGCGCATGGATACCCCTACGCAAGAAAGCATAGAGGAAGCTATCTATGAGCGTGCGCCTGATAGTGCGAGTGTGTACACGGCAGACCGTCTTGAATACTTGAATGTGTGGAACGAAGAGGAAATATCTCGCATGTTCTTGGAGAATGGCGGGGAAAGTATCGCAAACGCATGTGCCTACTGGTACGATAATCAGGTTGAACAGGCCGCAATAATCATCAACAACTGGGTAAACTCTTAGCATTTCCCTAGGGAGGCTTGATAGCCTTCCTATGGGGTATACTAGAAATAGTGTCCCTACGCATGAGCTAGTGCGTGCGTTCTAACCGAACGCGTAAGCGTTCCTTGAAAATTAAATATGCAGACACGAAATCTAAAACTAGACTATCTAGAGTCTTTGCCAACTATAACCGTTGGGCAAACAGATGACTTAAAGATTGAGACAGAGGACACACGCGTATGGCTATCACGTATGACCGTTGAAGACGGGGAAAGGTGTGATAACCTTGTGAGCGTAGAAAAGCTAAACGAGGGAGGGAGGTGGGTTATAGATTATACTTACCAAGCTCTTTAGTATGGAACTATCTAAGAAGCAAGAAGCATTGCTACACACGCAGTGCCCTGTATGCGAAGAAAGCGAACTATCAGCACTTGATAGCGTTGGCGAAGATGAGCCGTTCCTATGGTGTCCTAACTGTGAAAGCACAATCGACAAAGACGGGGAAGTAGAACGCGGGTGCGTTTCAGAGTTTATCTTTGACGTTAACGTGTGTCCTTCTTCTCTTAACGAATGGGGCAAGCCAGCACAGGAAGGGGAAACAGACCACAGGTGGGACGATACTACTAGCCCTATAACTTGCGCCGAATGCGGTGCAGAGAAGGAATAGTATGAAACTCTACGCAACCGTACAGAGCGAGCGAGCAACAAAGGGACAGGGCGGGAAATACCTTGATATTGTTATAAACAATGAGAACAAGGAAAATATTTTCCGCGTATACGTGGAGGATAGGGAGGATGAGATATATGCGGAGTTTGTGGAATACTCTACAGGCGCAAAGCATATATTCTCTAATGAGAAGACAAAAGGCGAAAAGCAAAAAGGCGAAAACCCACTATGCAAAAAATGCGGGCTAACGTGGCCGAAAGGTACGCGGGAAGCTACACGCGATTTTGTTTATAGTGATGTGTGCATAAAGCACCAGGTCTAAAGTCAAAAAGCAAAAGGCCGTATAACCTATACACTAGCAGGGTTATGCGGTTTTTTGTTTTATACATACTGCATAACCGCCTACACGAATACAGCAAGGGGGCCAGTCGTCTTGAAAGTTTTACCGAAGCTCGGAGGTTTGATTGGGGTCCGCAAAATTGGTGCGGATTTTTTCATTTCATACAAGCCAGGAAATAGTTATGCACTTTAAGGGTGTTGTAAATGTAGTATCGAATTTATATAGTATGAATATCCCATTAGGTTAATGGGGCAACAAAGAGGAGTGCGAAATGGTCAAATGCCCCTGCTGTGGGGGTCAGATGGAAACTGACGACCCCCAGCAAGCCAGCTATGTGGCCGATGGTATTGCTGTTTGCAGTGCCATGTGCCACGACGACATCGTTGATGTCAAACAACTCAGACTTCCTGTAACCCCGCAATTTGCGCTGGGGCCTATTGCCTACGGCCTGTTCAGGGCAGGGAAGGTCAACTGAGATGGCGGGGAAGAAACGGAATCGTAGACAGAGACACCGTATCAAGAACATGATGCACAGTCTCTGCACATGTGTCCGGGCAGAAATGAAAAAGCCGAGACGCAACTACGAGAAGGGCGAGCATAAACGCAAACTGCACCTGCCGAAAACTGAGAGCTAGTCTCTCGCGCCCCCGGCTGATGTCGGGGGTTTTCTTTAAAAAACGATTACGAAAAAGTTATCCACAAATCAGGTGTTGTAAATGTAAGTTAAAATTCATACTATAAAACTTATGAAGTTCCTATTAATCAACTCACGCACATAGTATGTCCATACTTCGAGATACATCGTGCTGTGGGGTAGACGAGATTGAGGCACTTGAGCGTACTGCAAAGGAATCTCTACTTGAGATTTGCGAAGAGAAGTACGGATGGGGCGCGTCTCAGCAGGCATTCATACTATTCACTGACATCGCAAGTAGCACACGGGGCAAAAACCTTTCAAAGTATATCACTGAGAAGAAACTCGGAGATGTTATTAAGACTGCACCGAAGACAAACCCGAACTCAGGTAACAGGGTAACTGTGTGGGTATGGGCCATCAACGAAAAAAGTCTCTTGGCCTGGTGGAATAAGAACAAGCCTAGCAATGACTGGGATGATGACGATAGCAACGAAGGCTATGATTAACCATGAAACCGTTTTTAGCATGTATATAGTCCATATTATGGACCTATTGACAGGGAACTCTACGCCTTCGGGAACCAATCTTGCAAAAATTAGTGCAGTAGGGCAGAATGTGTTTAATGTAACATACTTCGTACAATATATCTTTGACAACAGACTTGACAATCTGTCAAGCGCGTGTCAGAGCGCACGAGCATTTTTGAGGTGCCCTAAGGTCGTAGAACACATCCTAAGAGGGAGGTGGTTTTTTATTGCCCCTATCAAACGAGTTATGTAGTAGCTCACCGATAGAACTTCATCATTCTTTCACTCTTTGTGTGAAACGAATCGTGAGGGGAGTGCGACTTATCTAATAACTTTTACTCAAATGTCCCACATCTTATCAATACAGAACGACCACATGTCGGAGTACTCAGGTCTCTACGGTCAGCCGGTCAAAAGTTTGTTTGAACTCGCAAGGTCTAGGTACAGCGGAGAGGTAAAGCAAACACCTTTCGTGCTGTTCACAGACCCTATCGAAACAGGGAATGGAGAAAAGCTTTACGAGCTTCTCAAGAGCATGGGTGTGGGGAAGGTTTGGGAAAGTGAGGTCAGACTAAATCCAAATAGCCACAACGAGTTGAAGATTTATATCTTCTGCCCGGACGACAAGGCTCTACACGCATGGGCAGACCCTCGTATAGCTGCCTAAGAAAAGGCCCTAGCTGCATACAGGCAAGCCGACCCTAACAGGATGTACGGCTTCAGGTTCGACGTTATGGACTTTAAGCCAGAAGAGGAGAGCCCTGGTGAAGCGATACGCAGGATTATCAGAAGGGTAACTACAAAGAAGGTATGAGCGTCTACGGAGAGTTGTTCAGGACATCGTGCTGTGGGTGCAGAAGCATAAGCGACCTGTCTATTTACAAGACACCTGAGAAGGCACTTGCCGCGATTGGGTGGGACTGGTTTGCAATCAGAGGGGCATTCGTTGTCTACACATCTAAGACACGCTCACCAATCGGAAGACGGCTAGCTGGTTTCATCAAAGCACACAAGCTTGGCGTGGTTACAGAGACAGACAGTTCTAAAGATGGAGTTCGTGCGTTCATGTGGGCAGTGGACACGGACAAGTTCCGTGAATGGTTCACAAAGAACGAACTCCACCCAGCAGTAGGGAAGAGAGTCAGAACTAATCAGGCGTTCAAATCCTACTGGGGCGGAGATTTGGCAATCGACGGAACGGTGACAGAACTAGCAACAGACTGGACCACCCTAAGTTTCTTGGGGGACGACGGAAGAACTTATAACGTTTACTCGAATCACGTATCCCTTATATGAGTGCAGTAAAAAAACGGCCTTGTGCCCACTGTCTGGAGGTAGAGGTTAATCAAACTGAAAGTCTCTGTCCACCATGCAATGAGAAGCCCAGATGTGAAGTATGCGAGGTCTTCTTCGACGGATTAGTACCCCAAAGCGAAGAAAACCTCAAACGGTGCGTGAGCTGTGTGGATATGGAGGACAAAATAAAGCTTAATTGCGTTATTTGTTCTGAGGCCATACCTCTTTACGTCTCCCGCCGGTCTAACGTACTACGGTTCGTCTTCCAAGGCAACTTCTGTAATTCCTGCAACGCAGACTCCCGCAGGAACGGAATGGAGAGCCGGAAGACAGGGGAATACCCGCAATTCATAGGCTACCTAGCGTTCATAGAACCGTTCTATGCCTCTGGTCAGCTTAGTGAAGAGCAGTGGCGTTACGCAGTTCGTATGAACAGACATGACGTTACTCGTTGGGACGGGATTGAGGAGCTTGAGGAGGATGAAGAATCTAACGAAGAGAAAGATGTCTGATGCAATAAGGATTCTTGAAGAAGCTCTACTGCTTCAAGCCGCTAAGGTGCGCACAAGAACCACCAGTTCATTCAGTGGAGATGTAGAGCAAGCAGTAGCTGACCTCTCAGAAATCATTACTCAGATTGAACGACTTAAAACATTAAACAAATGATTTCACCAAATACAAAGTATCGTTTTACCAAGGGCGTAGTTCTAAGTGACAAAGACTTCTTCGTGAAGGGCTTTGAGTTCCGAACTGGCAAGGGCGGCGAGCTGGAGGAGGGCAAGTTCAATGATTCTTTCCCTCGTGAGGTTCTTGAGATTTGGGCAGAAGATGGGACTATCGAGGACACAAATATATTTAAGCCAAAGCACGGCGAGACTGTCTATATCATATCGACAAACTCCTATGCTCTTGCTTCTTCGACAGTCCCTAGCTCAATTAGCTACAACGAGTCATCGTATGCAAACTACGCAAAGGTAGGTAACGTGTTCCGCTCTGCTAAGGATGCACAAGAAGCAGCAGAGATGGTTCGCAATGTTCTCAAGAACTTTTACTCGATTAAGGGAGCACAGAACTAACCCATGATTACCCCCAACACAGCTTATAGATTTGTCAAGGACACTCAGGTTGCACACGGCGTGACCATCAAGGCCGGTACAGACTTCAGGACAGACGGCAGCAGTCAGTTCAACAATGTTGCTGAGACGGGCAAGACTGCTTCTGTCTATGCTCTTCACAACTGGCTCGAAGACGGACGTATTGAGAAGGTTGGCAGGTTCCTTCCTAAGACTGGAGAAATATTCTTCTACATAAACTCCAGAGGAGATGTAGTAGAGCAGCGATGGATGGCTTCAGCGAAGTCGAAGGTACGCCACACATTCGGGAATGTCTTCGAGACACGAACGCAGGCCGAGGACGTGAAGGAGATTCTTGCAGACTTACTAACGGGAATAGACTTCGATGTAATTCCAGAACACGGATATGGCTACGGAAAAGACTAAGCTCAAGTTCTTCAGCATCGTCTTCGGATGTGACCCTGAGTTCTTCTTCCGCAAGGGCAAGAAGATAGTGGGGGCAGAGATTGTGCTCCCGAAGGACGGTCTGTTGTCGAGTGAAGAAGACACTTACCCATCCAAGATTGTGATAGACGGCGTACAGGCTGAACTCAATCCCCAACCTAACACTTGTCGTGAGTCCCTGTCGTACAACATTGCAGACTCATTCGTTGCACTCAAGAAGCACCTCGCAACCTTCAAAGGTATTGGAATTGACTTCACTCAGACGATTGAACTTACTGGTGACGACTTCCAGCGTCTCAGTGACGACTCAAAGAAGTTCGGATGTATGCCATCTAAGAATGCGTACAAGGGTGGGCGCAACGGGCGCATCACTGTCAATCCTGACACGTATCGCTATCGCAGTGCAGGTGGACACATTCACATCGGTGGGCGTGACTTCCTACCAGAAGGATTCTTCGACAACCCTGTCCGTATCATTCAGATGATGGACATCCTGGTCGGGAACACATGTGTGCTGATAGACCGCGACCCAGGGAATGTTGAGCGGCGCAAGGTCTACGGGAAGGCAGGGGAGTTCCGCACACCACCACACGGAGTAGAGTACCGCACACTCTCTAACTTCTGGCTTCGTAGCTACCAGCTCATGTCCCTTGTTATGGGTCTTGCAAGACACGCCTGTATCATCGTGGCCAATGACATGGACAAAGAGTTTCTGAAGCTTGTTGATATGAAGGACGTTTCCAACGCCATAAATAACAACGACTTCCAGCTTGCGCTTCGCAACTTCAAGAAGATTGAGAAGCTACTGCTAGAGATTACTCCAGCAAACACAGAAGGAGACTATCCAATTGATGCAACGAACATCGCTGACTTCCGCCACTTCGTAAAGAAGGGTCTGGACTACTGGTTCAAAGAAGAGCCTATGGAGCACTGGATAGAACACAGCGAGGAGGCACGACTTGGATTCTACGACTGGCTTGAGTTTGAGGTGCGTGTGGACAGAAAGAAGGAGGCATAGACATTACTCAACTAAATCTAAACCCAATGGATGAAGACCGGAACATACAGCGACATTTTGACGCACGCAGCACCCAGTTCCAAAACAAAGAGCCGGGCCAAATAATCAAGTCATTCCGAAAATTCGGCGTTGAGGTTGAGATGTTCCACCCGACCAACAAAGCTCTGGGGGACCTATCAAAGCTTGTCGAAAAAGTATTCGGAATCGAGCACGATGGTTCTATAGATGCCGGGGGAGGACATGGAGTTGAAGTAGTATCTCCAATCCTACGAGGCTCTGCTGGTGAGACTGCAATTGTTGAGCTATTCAAGACCATCAATAGTCTTGGGTTCAAGACCAACAAGTCATGCGGTATCCATGTACACCTCGACGGGGCAGGGTTCGCTAAGTCTGACAAGGTATTCATTTCTCCCATAAGAGACTTGGAAGACCTGAAGGTACTCGACTCGCTATCAAAGAAGAACGGCGACTATGCGTTCATCGTTAACCACGAAGTGATGCGAAGGATGAGTCAGAACATGAATGCAGACGACATTGCTCAGCTCATTACTGATGAGTACATGGCAACGGGTGGTAAACAGTTCTTCTTGAGTAAGGAGCTTGGGCAGTCAATCCCAGAAATTGTTAGGGGCGCGTGCGTTCTTGAGATTGGCAACACAAGGTCTTTCACTGACATCTATAGGTTTGTGGAAGAGTCGGAAGAAGAAATAGATATCACTGTCCCTATCGTAGTAGAAGAGTTGAAGCCGTCTGGAGACGACCTATTGGTTATCGTGAAGGGCAACAACAACCTCCAGAACATACTCACACTCTTGTATCTCCATACAGTGTACTCAGATGTGTTCATGTCGATGCTTCCTAAGAGTCGTCGTCAGGACAACCTCTACTGTCAGAGTCTCGCATTAGGATTCTCAGCAGGGGAGATAGAGCGCATTCGTTCTTACTCTGAGCTAGAGACAGCTTGGTACAAGACCAGGACTATGCGGGAGACATCCAGCCGTAAGGGGAATAAGTACGATGACAGTCGATACTTCACTGTCAATCTACACTCCCTATTCGCTAAGTACGGAACCATTGAGATACGTTCTCACTCTGCAACACTCGACCACAACAAAGTCTTGTACTGGGCCGCATTCCACCAGGAGATTCTGGACCGCATTGTATCCGGTGCCATTACTATCCCATCACTCAGGCAAGGGTCCAGTCTGTCTGACCTAAACGACAAGACGGAATTCCTCATGGACACGCTTGGTCTACGGACCCCGCTACTCAAGTACATGAAGGCACGCATTGATTACTTCAAGACTAACGAAACCAAATAGAATATGAGCGAGCAAGAATTCATCAAATCATACGTTCTCGCTAGGGCAAGTGCAATAGGCGGTACACCACAAGGACTAGATATTAAGAGGATTGTTGGACAGGCACGCGACGCTTGGGATGAAATTAAGCGAAGCGAATACTAGTATGTGTGGACTACTATACGCCCGTAGAACAGACAAGCACCCCATACGGAGTGCCCTGATGAAGCGGTACAAGAATCAGAAGAGTCGTGGTGCCCGTGGCTTCGGTTTCATCGCTGTGCGTGACGGGAAAATTGTAGATGTTGAGCGGTTCGAGCTAGAAGGAGATATGGAGAAGGCGATTGAGAGCCGTACAGAGTCAGAGATTCTATTCCATCACCGGCTTCCTACTAGTACGCCAAACCATCGTGACGCGACACACCCTATTGCTGTCATCAATGATGAACTTGAGCACAACTACTACCTTGCTCACAATGGCGTACTTCGCAACGAGAATACTCTCCGTCCAAGACATGAAATGCTTGGGTATGAATACACTACGGTTATTCAGGAGATTACTACCATCAAGACCAAGAAGGGTAAGAAGGAAACTGTAAAGGAATACTTCAATGACTCAGAGTCTCTCGCAATCGAAGTGGCGCGATTCTTAGAGGGTAAGACTACAAAGATTGATGCTGTAGGTTCTATTGCGTTCATCTGCTACGAGACAGACAAAGAGGACAATATCCTGAAGATTCACTACGGACGCAACTCAGGTAATCCTCTTGTTGTTGAACTGAATGGCGACCTGATGTTTATTAAGTCAGAAGGTGAGAAGACTGACCAGTCTGTCCCTGTGGATGTAATCCATACGATTGACTATCTAACGGGCTTCGAGACTACTCGTGATGTCGAGGTTGGAAGAGTATCTGAATACCAGGCACCCGTTAATGGAGGCTACCGTCATTTCGGTGAAGCTCAAAAACCAGCCGCTCGCATTGGGTTCGGGGCGGGCCGAGACGACGAACGAACCGGACAGAAGTCCATCATGCACGTCAGAAACAGAGAACTGGAGTGGGGAGAAGATGACCTACCTTTCGGCAGGGAGTCTGGAATCCCGACTATTGATTTCGACGATGTTGATTACGATGGGAATTACGAGATGTATAAGAGGAGCGAGAACCATCTTCTCGACCTTTGGATGGAAATTGAAGCTCTCGACATCGACATCAAGAAATGCGAGGAGAACCTACAGAAGACTTCGCTATCGGATACTGAGACGATATACAACGAGGAATACCTCGAAGAATGTACCAGTGTCAGGGCAGAGAAGAGGAAGGCGGCAGAGAAGCTTGAAGACTATCTAGCTAGCGTTGGACGTTAATCATGAATGAATATCATTGTTATGGTTGCCACTACAATGTTCCGAAAGGTCACGTTTGTCTGGAGAAGAATAGCCGTCCGTGTTCTGAAAATTGTACCTCACCTAACAACACAAAAATTGTAAAAATCAACGTGTTGTAATTGTATCGACATTTGTGATATTATTAGTTTAATAGGGGACGGTCTACTTACTGTTTACAGGCAACGAATAGCGTTCTGGGGGTGACATCGGTTTGTCATATCAGAACTATGTTGTGGTTGTAATTAGGGGGCTGAGTTGGCGTAAATGTCGGCAATGTTTCCTTCCCGTTCCAGGGCTAACAACCCACCAATGAGAACCAGGCGAGAGATGGCGGAGTAGAGGCGAGACGAATCAAACAAGTCTGCGGCCATTCTATGTAAGCCACTTTTATTCTCCCGCGTGATTTCTCATCTCAGTTATCGACATTGCACCTACATCAGCAAGGAAGCTCTATCAAAGGGTTAACACCACGCTGGCAATAGATACTGGCTTCTGTGGCTCGATTGGAAAAGGCAACGCAACTGTAAATTGCGTGTCACTTAAAAAGCGGGGATTGAGACAGTGGTCTCGTCGCCAAAGAAATGAAATGGGTCAGTACCCCCGTCACCTCCCTCCAAAAGAGATTGGCGCGGCGACAATCCGTGGCACCGCTGTGACTAAAGAGGGTTCGATTCCTTCCAGAAGTGATAAGCCGGGAACTGGCGTGTAGCAGGTGCATCTGCAACGGGGTCCGATTCCCTGTCCCGGCTCAAGGAACGTATTACATTAATAAAATCTCACCGCAAAATTTTCACTGAATATGACAACTGTGTTCCCAGACGACGAGGAAATCTCCAAGAATAACGACATCATACTTGCTGAGATGGAGAGACAGACAATTGAGCATAGCAAGCCTAACTACTACGCTATTCTTCCTGCGAATATTCGTTACGACGAAACTATCTCGTGGATGGAGAAGATTCTTTACGCTGAAATCACAGCTCTATCCAGTAAAGAGGGCTACTGCTATGCAACGAACGCGTACTTTGCCAGGAACTATAAGGTCTCAACCAGGACAGTGAGTCGTGCCATCACTAATCTCACGGAACGCGGGTTCCTTTTCACTCTACTAGAGAACTACGGGACCAACACGATGCGGAAAATCTACATCATTGAGAACGCTGAAAGGCTGATTCCGCAGGTGGTAGCGCACAAAAAAGGGGTAGACAAAACTGTCCTGGCCTCTGGAAAGATAGGGGAGGGGGTAGACAAATCTGTCGTACCCCCCCTAGACAAAAATGTCGCACATAATAATACAAGTAATAATAATATAAATAATACTAATATATTACATATACCTGCTTCGCAGGCAGAAGCTGCGGCAGGAGACCTTCCTTCCTGGTTAGGAAAGAATAGTGTCGAACGCCTTGCCAAACTCTACGAACTCCTCTGGCAAGCAGAGATGGGTGTCAAGCACACACTCAGAGTTATTGGCAAGAACGGCTCAATCCTAAAGAGCCTTCTCTCTGGTCGGACAGAAGTACTCGCCGCCCTTATCATGATTACGCACTTCGATTGGCGCGGCATGTCAGGTAGTGATGAAAAGCAGTTCAAGAATCTACGCGACAATGGATTCCCACTAGCGTGGATACCAACCAGGGTGGATATGTACCACGCCTTCCTACTGAACACCCTAGGACTGAGCAACCCGAAGAAGCAAGCAACAGAACTAGGAAAGGTTCTCACTAAGTTGTCCGAGAAACAATGAAAGAACTAAGAACAAGATTTGCGGACATAACAGAGCGCAACCAATTCTTGAGTAGCTACGCTTGTTTCGCAAGAGCTGTCAGGGGACAGAATTACGCCAGGAACCATGTGTCGAGAATGTTCTCAGAATTAGTCGATAAAGAGGATTATTTAGCATCCGACGGTCAGACCCTCAGAATGCAGTTGTGGGAACTCTCAAATACCCCTCCACCGCTACACTTCCAGAGGTAAAATTCCGAAATTCAAGGCATGAAATGTCAAAGACGATACATGATACCACTTCCACAATATTCATACCGCCAGCGGCAAATTTACCACGTTTCAGACACATAAAATTACACTAAATTTCACATGAGAATTCGAGTACTTCCATACAAGATGGGCTCCGCATCTGCAAGGCTTCTTGCCACTGCCCTTGGCGCACTTCGGGTACGTCCTGATGGTGCATTCCGACCCCGTGCAGGAGATTTTATTATCAACTGGGGAAAGGGAACTGTACCAACATGGTGGCCACCACAGCTTGAAGGTCAGATGGTGTCAGCATTCCTGAATCATCCTCGTAATGTAGCTGTTGCTGCTAACAAGTTGGCTACATTCCAACGTCTCCGACAGTGGGGTGTGTCCATACCTGAGTTCACAACCGACCCAAATGTGGCCTACATCCAGTACCCCAGGGCATACGCACGTTATTCACTGACCGGACACTCTGGCGCAGGCATACAGGTACTGGTTGCTTCTCAGCATCATGGCCAACGCCCGGCTCCTCTCTATGTCAAAGCTATAGAAAACGATGGGGAGTACCGTGTGCACGTAGTGAATGGACGTGTGATTGATTACATAAAGAAGCGTCGTCGTAACGGGGAACGCCCCACCAATGAAGAGAATGATATACGAAATCTTGCAAATGGCTGGGTCTACACCAGAGAAAATCTCCGCCGCCTTGAGAGAATCGAACAGCTTGCCATTGATGCTGTTACTGCTCTTGGTCTCGATTTTGGGGCTGTGGATATTATCAAAGACCCAGAAGGTAACGTGTTCGTGCTTGAGGTAAACACTGCGTGTGGAATGAGCGAGACAACACTTCGACTTTATTCGGAAGCATTCTCAGAACTAATAGAACAACATGCCTCCAACAATTAGACCAAGACGGCAGGGATTCGGAACAATTGGTCGTGGCATTCCTGTGCCTGATGAGCCGTTCACTCTACCAAGAGAAGTTTTCGAGCGTGTCGTATTCAACGGATTCCATTTGCAAAATGCAGAACCATTCGGTGGCGATGCTGGTGTCCCAATAACTGCACGAGAAGCACAACAGAATCAAGAACTTGAGACAGCTCGACGTGCACAAGCGGAGGAACAGCGACGCAAGAATGAACTACCAATCACTATCCAGACTGAGAGGGTGAACGATGACGGGTACGAATATTACCGCATCACAGTAGTTTCAGGTGGGCGTGTGCTTGACGAGTACCATGAGCGCAGTGAACGTATGGTGCAGTCTTCAATTCGCAACATAAAGGAACGATGGCAAGAGAGTAAGACAATGCAGTCCATGCGTGGTCTTCCAGAAGAGACCAAGGCTTTAGACATCCGGGCGCAACACTTCATCACTCGTCAGGGAGATAACCGTCGTGGCATAGACCGCCGCTCCGTTCGCCCTGCTGAAGATGTGGTGCATGAGGATGGTCTTGTGTTGAACATTGAAGAGGAGAATACAATTACTGGCTCCCTTACTGAACAGCTTTATGAAGAAGCAGAGTTAGAGATTGACCAGTTCTAACCCCATAAAAGATTACCTACCATGAAGAACTCGATAGTTATTGACAACAGGAAATACTTTGAGACGACGCTTGGGTATTCTCATGCGGAGCAGACAGTGCGTTTTACGGTGTATGCCACTGACCCACACGACGTAGACAGCATGATAAACCGTCTCGTGGAGTTTCGCGCGGAGAAAATCGCAGAAGAGAGGAGAAAGACTGTTGAGTTTATCCAGAAATACAGGACTTCGGATAAGACACTCGATGAAATCCTCGAAGCAGCACTAGAAACACCCTCTTAATACACATCTCTATGAAAGAAGAAATCTTGCGCGTTATAAAAGACCTCGAACGAAGGGGGCACATCACTGTAAATCCGCACTTGAACCCTGAGGCACTCGCCTTGATATTCTCGGATACACTCGCGGAAATGCCTCTAAAGAAGTTCGTGCAGATATTCTCCCCTGACTTCTAACCCCACCTAAACAGAACTAAAAGAACTTATGGAAAAGAAACAATTTGATTCGTTTGAGCTACTTACCCGCGATGATGTGCGTGCGTACTTCGAGCGATGGCGTAGGAATAAATCCAAGAAATTCCAGGCCGCAGTAGATAAGGCAGCGCAGGAAATGGCCGTAGAGATGTTTATGGACCTTGTGAAGGAATTAGACCGCGCAAGAAAGAACCTCTAGCCCAGAACTAAAAGAACTTATGGATACTATATTGCATCTTTGCGCGGATACAGGAAGCGATACCAAGCCGTGGAGGGATGCAGGGTATAACGTGATTCTTGTAGGTAGTGAAATAGGTGTAGAGAATTTTCACGCACCAAAAGACGTGTACGGAGTGATAGCCAACCCCATGTGCCTAGAGTTCTCAACCGCTCGAACAGACGGCAAGGCCAGGAACCCCGAGGAAGGTATGAAGCTCGTGCGCGAGTGCCAAAGAATCATCGAAGAGGCAAACCCTACATTCTGGGTAATAGAGAACCCGGCGAAGGGCGTACTCAAGGACTTTCTCGGACCTCCCCAATACGAATACGAGCCGTGGTGGTACGGAAGCCCGTGGACAAAGAGAACCGCCCTGTGGGGAAAGTTCAACATACCTCCTCGCACCTACCATTCCTGGGAAGACGTACCGAAGAACGACAAGCTCTACACAAGACCCGGAAGACCGAAACCCTCCCTAGCCTTCATGCACAAGAGCGCATACGACCTCATACCGGAGTTCCAAGGACTCCCAAGACCAGAGAGCGATATGGAGTTCCGTTCGCTCTGCTCTCAGAAGTTCGCACAAGCATTTTACGAAGCAAATAAATAAGCCATGACCACCCCAACACCCCCTACTGAGAAGTGCAAGACAGCTATCGCGTGGATAAAAAACGTAATCGAAAACGCGGAATCTCTAGCCATTCTAGGTTCTAAGGAAGACGCATCAAACTTGCGAAATAACATAATCTTTCCTCTAGGCAAGGCTCTTGAAGCACTAGAAACACCCTCTTAATAATAACTAACCACTATGAATGGCACTTAATATCAAACCACTGGGCGACATGATGAATGCCTCATACGTGAGGCCAGACATTAGTAAACTTGAAACTTATGAGGCAGTTCTATGGAACCTTAGTGACTGTGAAGGGCTCAGATACCTCCGTGAAGAAAGAAATCTTACGGATGAAACGATTAAGCACTTTCGCCTTGGATATGATGCAGAGAGAGGTTCTATCGCCATCCCCATATTCAAAAACGGAGAGCTTATTAATATCAAGTATCGAATACTTAATCCAAATCCTAACAAGTATTCGTCAGAGAGTGGAGCGGAGACGTGGATTTACAACGAAGAGGGTATTGCCGCTGGCGTGAAGCACCAGAAGATACTCATAGTAGAGGGAGAGTTCGACCTTATGTCAGTCTGGCAGTCAGGCATCAAGAACGTCGTATCTCCTGCATCGGGAAAGAATAGCTACGGGCCTTGGATAGAGCACCTTGATAGGATTCCAGAAGTGTTCATTGCTTATGACAATGATGCACCTGGACGCGAGACTGCGAAGGAGATGGCAGAGCGCATTGGCTCAGACAAGTCACGCGAGGTCAGATACCCGGACGGCATCAAGGATGCAAACGAATATTTCAAGACTCATAACCTCGAAGACTTCAGAACCGTGTTGAAGGAAGCGAAGCCCTACTATAGCTATCAGTTCACGGGAGTCGGGGACATCATAAGCTCACTCAGGAATAAGAAGGATGATACGGTCAACGTGCCATTCATTCCACGAGTGCAGTTAGAGAAAGATTGGTTGGTGGTTATATCTGGCCGTAGCAACGTCGGTAAGACCACATACGCCATGAACCTAGCAGAGAGCTTAGCGGAACAGGGACACGCTGTCCTAATCATGCCATTCGAGCGAGGGATTGAATCGGTTGGTAAGCGTTTCCTACAAGTGAAGTTCGACAAGTCCATCAAGGATTTTCATGAGACTGAAGGTGCAGAGTGGGACCGAATGACACGCGAGTGCATCGAGACCCCAATCTATTTTGCCATGCCAAAGAAGGACGAGATTATAGATACTATAGTCTCAGCGAGACGTATCTTCAATACCAAGTTCGTCATCATTGACCACCTCGACTATATCGTGCGCGGCACAAACAATTCTGAAAAGGATATTGCTAACACACTTCAGGAGTTGAAGCGTGTGGCCGAGGACAATGGTGTGTGCATGCTAATCGTCACTCATGTCCGAAAGATTGACCAGGCTGGTTCGCTCCTCAATAAGCGCACGCCTGGCATCGAAGACCTGAAGGGGAGTTCATCCCTCTACCAAGACCCTGAGTGTGTAATCATGCTTGGCTCTGATGAAGAGGGGACAATAGATGTAAATATTGTCAAGAACAAAGGAGAGATGACCAACCAGACATTCGACCTCAACCTTGCGACAGGGAAGATGAAGCTTAGTTTATTCGATAGTATCTAATGAACAATGAACAGACCTACCTGTCACTGCACGAAAAACGTCCGACCCTTCTTTGGTACGTTAAAGAAAGGTTACGGTCTTATAATCCAGGTCATCAAGAGGATGACTCTATGGAGGCGGAAGACATACTTTCCGATTCGTTCCGAGTACTTTATGAAAAGTACGTTTCGGATTCGTCTATAGAACCACAACAGATAGAGAAGATTCTCAGAGGAATCATGCGCCACAAGTGTACCGTCTACATCATTAACAAGATGGACCAGCGTTGGTACGAGAACACAGACGGTGATGCTGTAGGAGAAGGCCCACCAAGTAGAATCCGACGCAAGTTGTATATGCGTGAGTACAGGAAGAGAGACTATGTAAAAGAAAAGAGAAAGGAAACATGGCAGACACTAAAGAGATAGAAGAACTACGGGCCATTCCTATAACCAAGATACTGGGTATCCAACATGCAAGTCGCAGACTCGCCATGCAATGCCCAATGCCAAACCACAATGATAAATCCCCATCGTTCGTTCTTTATCCTGACAATAGCTTTCATTGCTATGGTTGCGGTGCTAATGGCCAAAACGCTATAGACTTCGCAGTTGCATTAGGACACTCAGTTAAAGAAGCTATTAGAGAACTTAAAGACTACCTGTAAGTATGAGCATGGCTGAAGAGATGTACGGAGGTTATGAACTTCCGAACTACATCTATAACGAAGACCACTGGAAGGCAGGTGTCCATTATGACAGCAATGACAATCCACACCTCCTTCGTGACATGTCAGACTCACACCTACTTGCCACAATTAATTACTTTAAGCATTGGGATACCAGCCCATTGCAGGCGGAGTTAGATAAACGAAACAATAAATGCTAGATAAGGGCGATGTAATCCGTGCGATAGGATTCCACAATTGGGATTCATTTGAAGTGTTCATGCTCGATAGACCATTTGAATGGGACGAGTACATAGAAGAGCAGGTGTACCACCCTCAAGACGTGTCAGATTTCAAGGAACAACACGGACTAAAGTAAAGTCAACCTGTTGTATCTGTATCACATTTGTGGTATAATGTTATTAAGTAAGAGCAGTCGGGTGCTGATGGAGGGGCGAAACCGGATAGAGCCTGCTTTGGTAGCCGGGGTGCGTTTCCCCTCACCACGAGCACCTGATTGTGTTCTTTAAAAATTAAATACTGAATTTTATATATGTCAGAAGTACGTTTGACGAAAGTTTTTCGTGACACCACTGATACCAAGTACGGTATGCGTGCGAAGGTCGCTATCCAGACCGAGACACACGGAGACAAGTGGCTCTCAGCACTCTTCCCAACCAACCAGACAGCAGGTACGGAAGACTGGAACCCAGGTGACACTGTTAACATTGATGTTATCGAGAAGGGGGATTTCCTTAATTTTAAACCGAGTGGCACGGGCAAATCTGGCTCTGGTGTAATCAAGAGCAAGACGACTGATGAACTTGAAGCACGCGTTGTACGTCTTGAGGAGCAGGTCTTTGGAGAAAAATCAGCTTCCGATGCTGTAGTCGAGGCAACATTTATCCAGGCAGACGATATTCCTTTCAATGACGAGGATGCAGGAGACGGATTCTAGTTCTCTCCACCATCAGCTCGCTGTACAGGTAGGATTTGCTAAGCAAAGTTCGGTAGAGGTAGGTAAACTACTTCACGACCTCAGGCTTGATGACAACTATCTAACAGCAGTGGGCGATGGAGTCGAAACCTGGCAGAGCTATCTTGCTCAACCAGAAATCGGACTCTCGGTCTCGGAAGCGAACAGGCTCATACAAATATACGAGGTGTTCATA